AAATTTCCCTGGCTTTCCTAATGTACCTTAAGAAATACTTGCTGACGACAAAAGTCCCGTCGGTGATCAATTCAACCTGGCTTTGGAAGGATAAACGTAATACTTCATCCTCGTAGGGCTTGTTAAAAGGATCTCTGATGAATTCATTATATTCATCATGTCTTTTTGGCTTTACCTTTACTCTTTTGGCTTTAGCCGTTTTCACTGTGCCTGTTCCTGTAAAATTCTGGGGAGCTCCTCCTATAAAGTAGGTCCCTGATGCATATGTTACTGAGTCATAAACTACAGATCCTGAAGTAACCATATAATATTCCCCACTCTTTATGGTTCCTGTAATCGTAGCTACAGTATCACAATCCATATATACTACTTCTGCTTCCTCGTTTACAGCTAACCAGTATTCTTGGCCTGCGCCAGTAGGTAAAGCTGCAAATTTTCCATTAGGTTTATTGGAACCAGTAGTTGTAAATGTTATTATTTCGGCATTTGTAAGAACTTCTCTCAGATCATCCATTCTTTTTTGGGTCTGTTCGAAGGAAGCTCTATGCGCATTCATACCACTATAGCGTTGCTTAATATATCGTTCTTGAGCAATATTAAGCCACTTATCTATTTCTTCAGGTTCAAAATCTGGATAATTCAGAGAATCTGTCTTATCCGCCTCAAGCTTGAAATTGATATGCATGTCATTAGCCGTCATTAACTACATCATGGGCCTTTAGTTTCTGCTTAAGTACCATTATCATTTCCTGATTTTCAGGATTTTGTAAAAAAGCTACTGCCGCATCTTGATCATATCCTAGTTGAACATCGCCGTAATAATGAATTCCTTTCCTCTTTCTTACAATATTCTCATCAATGAGAGTTTGTAATAAGACTCTTATTTTGAAGTCCTTCATTTCTACTACATCATTAAACTTGGCTGGATCAGTTTCTATAATCTCGGATAAAGTGTTTTCTATCAATGTATCTGAAGAGTTATCTGCATTTTTTCCTAAAAGCTTTAAAACCTCCTTCATCTTTGTAGATGAAAAAGAATTAAACTTCTTGTAGGCCTGTCTTTTAGCTTTAACTGCAAGATTGTCCTTTATTGCATCTTCCTCTGCATCATATATAACATATTCGGCTTTTGGCCATAAATGTTTTTCATTTATAGAGTTTGCTACTCGTTTAGATTCCATTAGGATCTTATAATCTAAGAAATCCCTTGGATTACTTATATCGAGTTGTAATTCTTTATCTGATAAGATCACTGAATAATCTTCCCAATAGTTGGAATATCTACCTAATTTTCCTTCTTCTAGGTTGAGTTTCTTTTCAAGATCTTTTTCTTCCCCTGCTGTAAGACCTGTAGCATAGCCACCCTTACTTAGGGCAGCTATGACAGTATCTTTACATTTGGGATATCTATGAAAACCTGACCAATGATGGCCTTTTATGCTTTTAATAAATATTAATTGTCCCTCTTTCATACTTTCTTATTTTACAGCAGTACAAATTAACTCACCACATGCTAGTGGATTCTTAACCATAATTCCACACTCACTCAACATATGAACTGAATAACCATCAAGGTTATCAGATCTCATAGTGTTAACTGTTTTTGCAGTGTTTCCGTATGGATCAATAGAACCAGCAGTATGCCACATGATTTGTTTAGAATCTTTCTTATGTACACTTGTAATATTAGACTCTCCTCCAGTTATACCAAAATCCAGAATCGTGAATCTATAAGATTCGATTGGACGTCCAGTACTATGGTGAAGTTGTCTATTAATAACAGTGTTATCATATAAAGGCAAATGCTTAAGTGTAATCTTAGTCCCGTTCAAGCCCATATAGGTTTTGAACTGACCGCCTAATGCAAGTGAGCTTCCACTTCCAGTTATGAATGTAGAATCTATTAACGTAAACTGAGAAGCTGAAGCTTTCATAGCTCTATCGAATTCAGCAAAGCCGTATTCTCCAGTAAATGCTACGAAGTCCCTTGAACTTTCAGGTAGTACGTTGTAAGATAGATCAATCAAGAAATCTCGAATGATAGTCTCACTTAATGTAGTATAGAATCTTTGGTTAGAAGGAGCGATCTGCTCTCTAATACCAGCGCCTTCATAAACAGGAAGACCGTTGTTTCCTAACATATCAGTTACACCAGAGGCGTTTGCTGAGAATGTAGAATACCAATAGTTCCTTTCAATCTCTCTATACCATTGTGCCATGGCTTCCCACTCAGCATATCTTGTCCAAATTGAAGATTTCTTACCAGGATTAGCTGGATCTGACAATTGGATAACTAATACATCAGTAGCTGCGCTACGAGTAATAGTGTAAGACTTTCTTAAAGTAGAAAGGTGATTTCTCATTTTGAATGGAGCACTAAAAGTAGTGTTACCACCAGTTGAGAATTCAGGGACAGTAGTATATTCTTTTGAAAACTGTTTACCTGGAGCTAGTTGTGCAGGATCCATTTGATCAGTAGGATCTGGACTGGTTAACTTTAAAGTGTAAACCCATCCTGAACCATTGTAATAAGGATCTTCCATGACTCTAACTCTATATGCTCTATCATCTGCTACCAAGACCTCCTGGTTAGCAAACCATTTTTCGTCGAAAACGACTCTAAATGTTTGACGATTGATACCTGGTGTGTCGGCGGCTACATAGTTGCCTCCTGTTCCAGTACCGTCTACGCCTGATTTAATGGGAATGGCTTTCTCATCATCACCTTGTAAGTTCCAGTCATATTCTCTATTCCCTAATTCTGTTGACCGTCCCATACCAGATGTTAAATATTGGAGAGGGTTTGCACCCTGCATGCCAAATATTCTGGTTACAACTGTACTGATTGTTTCAGGTTCTGTAAGATATGCTGTACTTAAATGGTTTTGTTGAGTAAGTCCTGAATGCCATTTGGTTTTGTATAATTGCAATCCGTTGATACTCATTATTGAAATATTTAAGTAATAAAAAAATTATTTAACTAAACTCCTGAATAGTGAAAAATCGGATGCAGTCTCTTCAGGAGCCTTTGATCTTTTTTTACTCGCCATCTTCGCTGAACTCGACTGAGCTCTTTGAAGTCTGGATTTAAGATCTGAAACTGCTTCCGTTTTAGCTTTTTTCTGTACTTTACTAAAATCAAATTTATTAAAGTATAGCCAAGCCATTTTTAATTGCGCATCGGGATCCTGTTCTGAATCCGCTAAGAGCTGGGTTTTCCCTGATTTTCTATCTACCTTAGTTATGTAAGTATAGAAATCCTTCTTCTGTCTATCTGAGACTTCGAACCCTGCAATAGCTTCACGCTTATCTATATCGTCTTTTAAAGATACGAGATAGTTTTTATATTGTTCCTTCTTCTGTATTTCTTCTTGTTTCTGCGTTTTTACTAATTGAGCTTTTTGATGCGTTTGATGCCCTTGAAGTTTCTTCAATGCTCTTTTAGCTTTATTATGTAAAAGACCGCCGTCTTCGTAATCTTGTATTTCTTCCTGTATTTCTTCTCCACTATATCCTTCTCTATAAAGGAGATCAGCTACTATTTGCTTTTGTGCTTCAGTCTTATCTACAATAGTTTCAGGATCTATCCTTGAATAATCTACCTCTGAATAAGTATCTATAAAATTAGAAGGATCGCCTCCTGCATCTATATAATCCAGGAATTCTTTAGCTACTGGAGGAAGAGCTTCTTTATATTCTCCTACTTTTTTACTAATACTCTCTTCTATTACCGATACAAGTCCGTCTTCAGTGTCTTCAAATGCGTCTTGATCAAAATCTACAATTCCTTTTTCATGTAGATAGTCTGCAAAGACACGTATAGCTGAATCATCCTCTGGTGTTCCTTCTTCTTCTAGCTCCTGTAATTCTGTTTTTTCTACTACTATAGGGGCCTTTTCTTCAACTTCTTCCTCTACTTCTGCTACAGGATCTTCAGCATCTTCCATGCTTTCTACTGTTTGTATCTCTAATCCTTTAAGTTCTGAAGTGATTTTAGGCTTCTTTTCTTCTTTAACTTCTTCTTTTTCAACTGCTTCTATCTCTGGTGCTTCTTTAATTTCTACGTCTTCTTCGCGTATAATAGCATCATTTGTAAGGAGGTTAAAAGCTTCGAATGGGTTTTCTTCTGTGTTACTCATATTTTTCAAATTTATAATTTTTAAATTTCTATAACAAACTTTTTTATACTTTTCTGTTAAAATAGTTTATTTTTTCCTTTTTTTCTGCTGTTGGTTTATTTGTGTTCCAAGTCCTATTCCTGTTACAACAGGAAGTGCTTTATTCATATAATCAATAAACTTTTTTCTATCTGTTATTATAGGATTTAATTTATATGTTTTTGTCCCTTCTCTGTTTATAAAATTACCTGTTAAAGCAAAATCAAATGATTTTCTTTGCCACTCGTCTTCTGCATATTTTTTTCCTTTTCCTAAAGTCTTTTGGATATAGTGATTAAGCTTTTCTTCTGTCAAGGGGGCAAATCTATTTTTTAAGATTCCTTCATTTATCATATCCTTTCTCATATTTATACTCATCC